CTGCCAGCTATAAGACTTTTGATTTCTGATACTGTCTGATCTGCGGTAGCACCTGCTTCTATAGCATTTAGTTTTGTGTGGTCTGCATCAGTAAAGACATTAGAATCTGAAGCTGCTTCTACTGCTGTTCTTATCTCAGCATCAGTTTGATCAGCAGTTGCACTAGCTTCTATACCATTTAATTTAGTATGGTCAGCATCAGTAAACACGTTGCTATCACTAGCACTTTCTACAAGTGTTCTAATCTCTGCTGCTGTTTGGTCTGCTGTAGCAGAAGCTTCTATTGCATTTAATTTAGTATGATCTGCGTCTGTAAAGACATTACTATCAGTTGCAGCTTCTACTGCTGTTCTGATTTCTGCATTTGTCTGATCTCCTGTAGCTCCTTCTTCAATACCATTTAATTTATCTATAATCTCTTGTTGAGCAAATAATATCTGGTCACTATTATTATCAAGATCTACTTCTGTTAAAACACTACCATCAGAAAAATCTACTTTTTTTGTACTTATATCTGTATCTCTCTGGAACTTTATAGCAGCACTACCAGCAGGGGTATTCCCAGATGTAAAGGTAAGTGTAGATCCACTAATCGTATAATGTGTTCCTAATGTTTTTAACGTGCCGCCAACCGTTACATCTATTTCACTATCAGCTAAAAATGAAAATGATATTGCAAAAGCATTAGTACTACCGTTACCAGTATGTGTAGTAGAGGAAGCTGCGGTGTTGGTTGCCATGATTACCTAGTAAAATTATTCAGGAAAGTTTTGTTTTGTTTTATAGCTCCTCTATATTTTAACTGATTGTCAAGTTTTTTCTTTATTGCATCTTGAACAAATGGTTGATCTGAAAAATCATAAAAGAACTTTTCTTTTCCTAGTCTTTTGAAATCACTAATAATATCTCTTACACCTTCTGACTGACCATAATCAACATCACCTTCTAAAACAAAATCTCTTAACTCTGCAAAAGCACCTTCTAATCTAATAACTTTATTTTCTCTTTTATAACGTTCCAATTCTTCCATATGTGCTTGTATATGTGGTTGTTTGAAATATAACATCAATGCTTCTCTCATATTCATATTGCCATATTTTTCATAACCCCCTGACCCTTCTGGGAAAGTAGATTCATTCATGTATCTTTTTAGTTGGTCAAAATATGGAGAGGGAACACCAGCATCACCTTCTTCACTTAATCCTGTCTCTTCATTAGGTACTTCAAATGAGTGTTTTGCATTAGGTATAGGTTCACTTGGTACATAATTTAATATCTTAAAATTAGTAATTAATGGATTATTTCTGCTGGTAGAACTAACTACAAAATTTAATAAATTTAAACCTTTTTTATTAGAATATTTGGGTACTAATTCATTAGTAATAAACTCTCTTTCATATGGAAACTTTTTAAATCCATCTTTTGTTCTACCTTCTATACGACCTGTTGTATATTCATCAAGCAATATTCTAAAGTTTCTTAACCATGTATTTTCGTCAAATCTACCACTTATTAATCTTTGACTTCTACTACGATTAAATTCTGCTTCTGACATAATTCCTGTATTTTTCATTCCTAATTGAATATCTTTTTTTACATCTTTTAAAACTCTTGGCTGTATAGAAGTTAAAATATTTCTTTGTACAAAAGTTGGCATACGTTTTGGATCACTTATAAATTTAAACATATCTTGTATTCCATATAAATTAGCTTTATTTAAACTGGATCTAATTCCATAGTAAGCAAGAGAACTTGCAAATTCACCAAAAGTTTGTTCTGGCATTTGTTGAGCCATTTGAAATAAATTCATTTGGTTTACAAATATTTGAGAAACAGGATCTAATCTTTGTATTGAAAAATAATCATATACGGGTTTGCCATCATTACCGATAACAGGACTACCATCTTTTTCTTTTAATATTCCAATTGCTTCATTTAATTCTCTAGATTTACGTTGCAACTTTAATTCATCCCTTTCGAATTTACTACCAAAATAATTTGCACCAGTACCATTAAAAAGAAACTTAGGTGGATTTTCTGGATCATTTTTATTCCAACCCATTAATACAGCAGTAAAAGCAGGTATAGCTAAAATATTTCCTAAAAATAATTGTCCTCTTGCTTGTCTTGCTACTAATGGATCTACACTACGCAATTCTTTCATTAATTCTGGCATTAATAAATTTATAATTGGTGTTCTTCTCCAAGCACGTTTTGTTATATTTACTGGTGATCTAACAAAGAACATAAATCTTTTTGCTAGAGGTGAAGTAGAAGTAAAACGATTCATAGAATCAGCAAATTGTCCGACTATATAACCATCTCTAAACATAGGTTCTGTAAAGGTTTGTCTCTTAGCGAAATCCATTGCACTTTGCATAGAAAAAGCTAATTCATCATCTATAACACCTGTCTTTAATGCTTTTTGTGAATAGTCTAGTAACAACTCTTGTGTCATCTGTAATCTGTCTTTTACAAAATCAGTTAGTTCTTGACCTGTTTTACCTTGTTTTAAACCATCTCTATAAGCATGAAACTTAGTAGCACCATTTATAGCACCTGCTTGAAACATACCATCCATAGTTGTCATAGTCTTACTTCCTAGCCTTACAGACCCTTGTACTGCCTTGCTATCTAACAAAGCACCTATAGCTTCACCTAATTGTGTTTCACTAAATTCTATATCTGCAAAAGGTAATTTACCTTGCACCATTTGACTACTAAAAGCTCTTTCACTTACATTTTCTAATTTTGTATTTCTTGGATTAATTACATTAGTATCATGTAACCATGACTGCTTTGCTACTTCTCCTACAAAATCTAAATCATCAAACAAACCTGTAAATGCTGCTAGGTTTTCTTCGAACATTTGAGTATCGCCTTTAAACAGTTTCATCAACATAACTGGATCTGACATCATATCAGCACCCATAAATAATGACTCCAATGCGTTAGACGTAAAGTTAATAGACATTGTTGTTGGATGCAGCAGCAGTAAATTAATACTTAAATCATTTAATGGATGAAGAATTTTATCATTTAAAATATTTACTAATAAACCTCTTTCAAATAATTTTTGTAGCTTTCTAGGATCTCCTTCTGCTCTATTTAAAGTACCAAACATTCTATCTAAACGACTGTAATCGCCTGTTTTCATAGCTTCTGTATGTGTCTGAGTAAGTTTTTCTTGGAACTCACTAAAACGTTTAGAGTAATTAGCTTGTGAAAATATAACTTCTTCTTTCATTTTTACTCTTAATGCAAATTTTTCTGCGTTAGATAATTTTGCCCATTCCTCTGGTGTTACCCCAATAGTGTCAAACTGCATAGCTTTTAGACCTTGACCTGTCTTACTACCAATAGGTACTGCAATTTCTATCCACTCATCTATTTCTTTCATGTTATCTAAGACCTTAATCATATTTGCATCAACAAAACCATAATCCTCATTTTTTATAGCCATCTTTAACTTCTTAGATAACTGTGTATTTTTATTAGCCATAAGAGTTATCTGTTCTGCTAATGCGTAGTTAAGTTCATCTAATGGTTCTAAGTCTAAAATCTGAGCCATAGCCTGACCTCTAGCTTTTAATTCTGCTGTATTGGCTAACATAGATATTGCATTTTCTATCGTAGTTCTCATGCTCTTTACTTTACCTAATGTGCCATCACGCTTCAAAGACTTTATTCTTGCCATCAAATAACTAAACTTTTCAAATTGCTTTTTCTGATGTGGCAAGTTCATAAAATCATCAGGATTTATATTCCCTGCTTCTCTGCTATTATCACCACCTCTACCGTCACCAGCTTGACCACCTATACCTTTGCGATTTGGTCTATTCTTACCTCTTTTATAGGTAATAAAATCAACCTTATTCATATCGTCAAAATTCCTATATTCCAAAGGTAATTCTGATACTTTTGATTGAAATCTATTGCTATTAAAATCATTAAATATTTTTGTTGTCCTTGTATCACCAAACTTCGCTCTTACATTAGCCATTATTTCTCTAAAAAATTCTTGTACTTCTTGACCTAATCTTTTCCATGTACCTATTTCTGCATCAGGTAATCTACCGTTGTAATCAAAAAACTCATCAACCATAGTTTCTGCAAAATATTCATCTATATCTGTGTACCTATAATTTTCTTTTGTAAATTTATTAGCATCAAAATATTGATTAGCCATTTTTTTAAATAACTTACTATCATTAGGTTTTTGTAAATTATTATTAGTTATTTCTCTATTTATTCTGCTTCTTATTGATCTTCTATAATTGTCAGCATCATATCTTTTTGAACTAATTTTTTCTAATAAATCCTCAAGTTCTACTTTATTTATAAATTCTTTTTTATTAGCATCAAAATTTTGCAAATATATGTTTCTTTTTTTTGTAAATTCTTTTCTTAATTTAGCAATTTCTTTTGTAGGTAAATATCTTGACAACGTATGCCATATCTCGTGTATATAAGTTTTACTAAAATCACCTTCTTCAAATATTTTACTATTAATTTCTACTAATTTATTTTCAAAATTAAATCTGCCAGCAGCACCTATTTTGCTATTAAGACTAAAAGCAACATCATTTAATCTACCGCTACCAATATTATCAAGAAAATCATTTAGTAAACTCGCATCACCATCAGATAATTTTTGAAACTTAATAGCTGGTATTCTTACTATATTACCTGTTTTAGTTCTGTAATTTATTGCTTCTTCAAAAGTATTTCTAAAATTAAGAAACTTTAATCTTTGCTTGAGATAATCTTTACCACGATTACCTACAAGCCCTTGTCCAGAATCTAATTTTGTTTTATATGGTACTGCTTTTTCTTCAAACCTTTTAATATCTAGCAGTTGTTTTAAATTTTCTTCTGTTAAATTATTGTTGTCATCTAATTGTGCAATAGCTCTATTGACAGCATTTAATCCATCTATATCTTCTTCTGCAAGACTTTCTACAATAATATCGTTTCTTCTATATAACTCATCTAACTTTTGATCTAAATCTAATTCATTCCATTTTATTTCATCAAGAAATTTATATTCTAACGAAGGAGTAAAACCTCTTCTATTTGCAAAACCTTCTGTAATTCTTGCTAATAATTGTGGATTAGATTTTATACTTTTTAATCTTTTTAAAGTGCCATCAACTAAAAACTCACCTAATTCTAAAACTTCACCTGTTGCATCTTTAAATCCAATTTTACCTGCACGATTAAGACCTCTTACTCCTGAGTATCCAAATTGAAATGGTAAGGCTTCTGCTAAAGCAACTTTTAATTTTGCTTGTAAAAACCCTTCTTCTTTAGGATCTGTAGCTATAAGCCATCTATAAAAACCTGTATCCAATTGTGGTACTGCATCTACTAAAGGTTCAAATGCTTGGAAAAAATTATCCTCTTCTGCATCTAAAAACAACATAGAAGCAGCAAAATCTTCTGCTGCACCTGTGGCTCTATTATATGCAAAGTTTTTTAAGTTTTTTAAATTAGCACCTTTTAAATTGTATTGAACTGGTCTTACGTCAAACTTACCCATACCAGTAACAGGATTTAAACCACCTGTAGCAGTATTACCTACGTTTCTCATCAAGTTACCACCAACAACAAATCTAGTCATTATGCTTGCTGTTTTAAATATATTTTTATTTCCATCTTCGGGATCTACGTCTGTTAATTTTCTAGTAATAGAATCTATATCAAACAATTCATATTCTTTAAATGGCAAGCCACCCATTTGTCTAAATATATTGATACCACCTTCATGTAACTCATTAAGAGCCATAGGATACGCAGCTAAAAATCCTCTTGTTACTTGACCTACAACATTATCAGCATTTTCTTCTGCAAACTTTAATTGCTCTCGTCTAAACTTTAATGCTTTTTGTTTATCATTAGCTAACTTGTTATTAAATTTATTTTGTAAATTAGAAGGTAGTATCTTAGATACACCTTTATATATTTTTTGATTAAATTGGTCATCATAATTTAAAAAAAAAATATATAAAG